CTTTAATGGCATCTTTGTCTGCCTTACCCTCTTCGCTAAAGAATCCTTCCGGATAACTATACTCATCTTTTTCCTCTACTGGATGATCTGGGACGTCTGTAAGTCCCTCTGGTGCTTTATCTTCAACGGAACCAACTAGTGAATCGTCACTAGCTGGCACGTCTACTATTTCTTCTACTATTTCTTCTGTCATTGTTTACTCCTATTGTTTATTTCTTTTTAGCTTTCCTTTTGGATTTAGTTACTTTGATAACCTCGTCACCGTCTTTTACTTCCTCGGTTACTTGCTCCATCTCTGCCTTAACTACATCTTTCTTGATTGCTCCAACAGCTTCTAGCTTCTGGTAGTATTCCTGAACAGCCGTACACGCCATTGAAATGATGGCCGTGTCTAAATTGCTGCGTTGTATTTCATTTATAACTCTTGTAATATCCACTTAAATCACCTACTCCCCTTTTAGTTTTGCTTTGGCTACTATGCCTTTTATATGATTAATTAAGTTCTGCTCCCCTATCTTAGAGAACGTTGCATTAACGTTATCGTAGTTAGGAAACATATTATGGGAGTATTTATCTAGGTACTCTATAGCTTTAGCCCCTGACTCATTATCAAATGTTTGTAAAAAGATTCTATGTATGTCTTTGATCTTGTCGTTTATCTCATGCTTCATTGAGACATAGCCTCTTGCTCTGCCATATTAGCCTCTGCCTTACCCATGTCTTTAGCGTTAGTAGCAAGTACATCTTGTTCAACAACTTGTTTCTGAGCTTGAGCTTGTGCTTGTGCTTGTTGTTGCTGGTTAGCATCTGTCTCTTCTTTAGTATTAACAAACCTCGGTGGTACTCCTAACAAGTTCATTAAGTAAACTGCCATGTCATTAACCTTCGTGGAAGATGTAAGCATCTTCCCAGTAGGGTCAAGTTGTAATAGTAACGACGCAGATTGTATAATTGATTGAGCCTCACCTTGTTGTAACTGTCTAGCTATTGGCGTGTTAATCTTTACTTTATACACAAGCCCGTCAATATCAGATATGTTAAAGTCTTTCTTGATAATTCCAGTAGAAGCCAATACGTCTATAATTCTCTTAACTAGCGGTAGTTGAAACTCTACTATTAGTCTACCAAACACACTATTAAGGTTACGTCTCATTTCCATCTGTCTAGCGTTTACCTCCGTGGCTGTTAATTGTTTACTACCCTCGTTAGGTAAAGTATTGCCAAATGTATTGCGCTTTATCTCCATTGTAAGCTCTTGTATCTTATAAGACTCTACATTGTGATCTGTTGAGATTTGTAGCGGTACGATACTCGATGTGGTATCTGGCACTACATTCAAGCTAAATGGTGTTAGCTCTAAACCTTCAACGTCCAACATCGCATCTTCTTGCACTAGCAATGGTGGAATATTATAAGCAAAGTTCCTAAGTGAATATTCTTTAATTAAGTTAAGTGTCTTTATATCGTTAAGGGCAGTAATGCCGACGCCACGTCCATAAGACTCACCAGCACACTTGTTCCATCTCAATACTACGAATGGGTTAGTCTTATATTCTCGCTCTACTAAAATTTCTATACTGGCCTGATCTACTACAATGTAATGATAAGCGTCTATATCTACGTCGTAGTAAGTACATTCTATAAGCTGGATATCCTTTTTAAGCTCTTCCTCTGTATATTCTTTGTCTTTAAGCTCTATCCACTGCTGGCCTAGTAGCTCTCGGCTCATCTCATACTTACGGTACACAGCATTAACTTCTCCGTTAGCGCCCTCTGTAACACAGTATTCTTTTAATGGTATAGCTTTAAATGTAAGTGGTTGTCTTGGATTGCCAGGCAATACCAACATACAGCCAGTGCCAGCAAACACATCATAACAAAACTCACTAAATGCCATATCAAAGTATGATGCGTTCTTATACTCGTTAGCTAATTCACATAGTTTATCTAGCTCTAAATTAACCTCTTCTCGTTCCTCTTCTTTAAATCTCATCCCCGCCTCTAGGCTAATCCATTTAGCCATTGGGGGACATAATACCTCTTGCATTGTATTAACAAACTCACTTGCTGATTGCTCGCCTATTGATGTATATAAATTAGCTCGTCTATCTTGAAACTCAGGGTTATCACTTCCCCCTAATGATGCTTTTTGATAGCCGGCTCTAGCAGGCATACAGAATTCAAATACTTGTCTATACTCATTATCCCAAGTTAATTTTATCGTTGATGCCTGTGTATATCTTTTATTTATCTCATGTGCTGTGTATTGTTTCATTATCCTAACACTCCACCAGTTAATGTTTGGCTAGGGTCTTCCAAACCTGTAGCGCCTGTTTGGTTAATTGAATAGCCAGACCCGCCTACTAATTGCTTGCGTAGTGTATCAGAGGTAGTTTTCCTTTTCTTATCTTCTTTAGCTTGTGCTTTAGATAACTCTTTAGCTTGCGCCGCTCGTTGATCTTCTAAGGCTCCCTTTTGGTATCTCAAGCTTTGCTCTGCCGCTTCTGCACCCTTAATCCCAGAATATGCCGATACTACTGATGTTGCCGCCATTACCCCTGCTGTTGTTGTTCCTGCCATATTAACCCTCCAAATATTTTGTAACTGTGTGGTCTTTATATCCCCACCGCTTCAGTAGCTTAATAAAGCTACTGTCTTTATATTCTATATTAGCACCTATTTGAATAGAGGCGCAACCGAGCTTCTTGGCTTCACGTTCTGCCCTTTTAATATACTTTCTAACTAACTTTAAGCTACCCCTATAACACGGCTTAATGTAGAATATTAGCTCTACCAGTGACTTACCACCTTTAAAGTCTGGTGCTTCTATATAAGCAAAGATACCAGTAAAGTCTATACAAAAGAACTTTAAGTTATGATTATCGGCCATAGCATATAACGTCTCTCTAACCACATTGACATCTTTAAATCCAATGTCTTCATGTATTAAATTAACCCAATGGTCTACAACATCTCTCATCTAGCCCCCTAGTTTATTATCCTATCCTTGGCATGTTTGATTTCATAGAGCCTATCGCGCTCTTCATCTTATTGTTTGATCTTAGTTTAGTCTTCTCAAGCCCACCTTTAGTAGCTAGTCTTTTCTTTCTACTCTTCTCTTCTTTAAATGCCTTATCCTCTGCACGCCTTTGGTTGCTTAACCCTCTAGCCTCTGCCTTTGTTCTACCCTTTAAGTCTGATGCATATTCTGACTGTCTGGCCGCGTCACCCTTTTTACTGAATGTATTTCTCATATCCCAATCAAGAACGTTACCACCACCACCAACAGAAATGTCTTCTACTTTTGGCCCAACTGCACCACCGGCACGTTTGTTACTTTTTTGTTGTCTTTGAGTTGCCGCTTTTGATTGATCGAAAGGATTTTGTATTGAGGCACTACTACCGCCCATATTATTTACTCCACTTATTAAGATGTTATCAACACTATATCACACTTACTAACAAGTTGTCCCTGATATTATCTAAAGTTACCACTCCACTTCTTAGTTACAGCGCCACGCTTCTTAGTGACCTGTGATTCTATCATTGGCAGTATACTGAAAGCATCAGCCGAATGACTGCACCAATCATGCAATGGCGTGTTCTTAAAGACTTGTCTGCCCTCATCCCATTCTCTACGATACTGTTTGAGTGCCTCATAGCCATCTTTAGTTGTCTCTTGATTAAAGTAACATCGTGATAACATAGTACGTGTTCTCTGTATTGCACCGTAAATATCTCCCCTTGCTGGATGTATATTAATAGGTGATATATTCAAATTCTTTAGTTGCTGTTGTACTGTTATAGCACGTTCGCCCTCTGTTAGGTGTCTTTTATTACCATCATGAGGTAAATGATGCATTGCGTACATATACCCTTTACCTTGTAAAACACTAGCGTAATGGCCAAGGGCATAGTTAGAGTTCTCATAATAATCTATAATGTGTATATCTTTTCCAATAAACTGCACAAACCATATAGCCATAGAATCACTTATCCCTAAATCCCATAGAGTATGTACTGGGTAGCCAGCATCATAAGAATAGCTACCAAAGTTCTTTTCTTTGTATTGCTTTAGCGTCTGCCCGTAATAAGAGCCATATATAGCACCCTCTCTGCTACAATAATACTCTTGTTGGATTATCTCTTCTGGCTTGCCACGTTCTCGTTCCTCCCCTAACGCATCAACGGTTACTATCGGGCTACCATCATTCTTTTTAGTGTCTTCTATAGTGAGTTTAGAGCCTATATAGCTATGTTTACCATTAATCCAGTCATGTAGTTTAGTTGCGTGATTCTCACCACGCGGAGTAAAGTTAAAGATAACCCAGCCTTTAGTCTCTTTTAACATAGGTTCAAGTGCTAAATCGTATAAGTTAGGCTTCTGTAGTGAGTGTTCCGAGACCACTACTCCCTTTAACCCAGCCCCTACACGTTTATCATATCTATCGCCACCTAAGAATGATATGATTGATCCGGCCTCGTTAGGCTTCTTTGGGTTCTTAAAGTATATCTTCATAGACTGATTATCTACTTTGTGGATTACCTCTTGTGGGATAAAACCTAGATATTTCTCGCCCTCAGATGTTACCCCTTCCCAAATGGCATTACGTACCTGTTGTGTCTCTGGCAGTATAAACCAGTAGTTGCCTACCTCTAGCATTGCCTCGGCTATCATAATATTTAAACAGAATAAATCTTTTCCGGCCCGTCTATGCCACTCTAAGCTCATCATCATAATATTAGATGGTGGGCGCACTACCGTCTCTTGCATTACATCTTTACGATGTCTAAACCACTTATCCCAAATTATCTGCTGATAGTCTCTAAGGTTTATTAAGGGTAAGTCTATTTCCATAGTTGTAGGAACGCTTCTACATAAGCCTGTACTCTTTTAGCAAACTCACTCACCTAGTTACCTACCTGTTTCATTGCTTTGGCCCTGTTATAATATTTACGCTTATGTCGCCTGTAATATTAGCAGCTAAGTCTACCTTCTGTTGTTCTATTATTTTATGCTTTATAGCTAGTTGGTATTTATTGGTCTTAAATCTTACTTCTTCACTCTTAGCGCTCTCTAATGCCTCTACGTTGCGTAGTAGCCTACTTAGGTCTTCTTCTTTACCTTCGTTGTAAGCCCGAATAATTGGTTCTTTGTTAGTATCGCTTATAAGGAAGAGAGTATCTCTTTTACGGTTTAGTTTTTGGGCTATTTGTTCTTGTGAATATCCCTTTGAGGCGTCAGCCTTTACCATAGCTAGTAGTTCAGGTGTTATTTCTAAGCGTGAAGCCATTAAAGCAAGCCTCTCATCTTCTTTTTAACTGCCTCTGTATCTCCACCCTTTAGCTTCGTGGTACAATGATCTATAATCCTTTGAGCGTTAGTATCTAAGTTCTTAAAACTTGTATCGTTTAGTGTTCCACCTATTGCCATTGGAGACATTAGTGCCATAACTATTGCTTTTAAAGTTCCTTTATCCATTATTTACTCCCTACTATTTTTAGTGCCAGCTCTGTAAATTCAGGCTCGCCAATAACTTCTAATCTAATCTTATCTACTTTCTCTTTAGCGTTCTCTATCTCTATGTCTGCTGTAACTAGTAGTGGATTAATTTCTATTAGTCTTAACTCTGCTGAGTCTTTAGTTCTGTATACGTGTTTGTTTTCTAGCTGTGCAGTACCCTCTTCACAAAATATTGATATTAGCGAGTAGCCAGACTGTGCTATATTGAATCCTGAGATGATACCCTCTTTAACTACTTTGTTTTTTGGGTCTATGTAATATACTTCTTTACCTAAGTCACCTGTGTCTATCATTGTTTACTCCTTTACGTTATTATAGCATATATACGCTATTTTATCCCACATGATTATACATATTCCACTCTACATTAAGCTCTTGCTGTGCCTGTCTATCACATGACCAGCTCCATGCAAAAATACTAAGCAACATAACAATACATAATCCGTTGATAATTTTGTTTAACACAACTCGCCTCCTTTGTATAATTTATCAAGAGCCAATCTAACAACTTGTGCCATAGGCTTTCTGTTATCAAAACTATATCTCCTTAAAAAGTCGTGTTCCTTATTACTTAACCTAAACATAAATAGCTTTGTTCTATTACTTTTCATAATATGAAGTATAACACGTTATATATATAAGTCAAGCTATTCCTTTCCTTGCCCAAATACAAAGTCACATACCTTGTGTAGTGTTAAAACCTTCTGTGCGCTCTTTGGCATGTATAAGGGATCAAGCAGTCTATTCCACTCTTGATCTGCCTCTTTCTGCCATTTAATATCGTTGCATATCTTGTGGTTTATCCCAAGAGCCGTAATGATTAAAACTATTAGTGTTGCTATACCTAGTTTATTCATCACTCGTATATCCTTAATAGAGCCTCAATCAATTCAATTTCAAACTTGTAGAACTCTATATCTTTGGTGTGGTCGTAAGCCTCAACAATAGTTAGCATGGCCTT